GTTGTCAATACTCTCATCGTGCCGATACTCCGCAAGATCAAAGCCCAAAGCACCACCGCCAAGCTTCCCCTCAAGCTTCGGATAACGACTTTTCAGCACATCTTCGTCATACACTTCCACCGAAAAAAGATTCCTCGACTTCTGCACATCACGTATACCCGGCTCCCAGAAGAGATTCAGCAGCTCCACTCGACGCACATCAATGTCTCCCAATCCCTTCTCAAGACTGTTCTCCCAAAATACTCCGTAAACGCACGCACCGTTCTTCAGCTTGTACCAGCTGTTGTCACTGTACACCTGCTCAAACTCACGCCTCTCAAGAATAACAGGTATGATCGCCGATAACGTCCTCGCATCAGGTCTGTCACCTTCCTCTCTCGGCAACACATTCGGACACGGAAAGTTGTCCATACAATCCGCGTGCTTGTTGATAATAACATTGAAAAGCCACGCCGATGAAGGCTCCGGAGACACATCATCCTTCTTCCTCAGAAATTCCCACTGCCTCATCTTGAACCAACGCTCATTCTCGATAATATGCTTCTCAAGATTCACCTTGCCCGCCTTATACTTCGTCAGCACCTCGTAAGCCTTCTTAACCTCTTCGGATCCGATCTTCACCGAAGCACTCTCTACCTCTTTAACTCCAAATTCCATATTAACCCCCGAAAATTCTTAATTCAAATAATATACCCATACCTATCCAACCTCGGTTCCTTCTTCATAAGATCCAGAGGATCCTCCGCTATCTTAGGTCCGATATTGTCCGCACTCCTTCTTGCCGCAATAGGCCGCGCCATGCAAACATACCTCCACTCGTCATAAATATGATCCTCGGTATCGGTATCAATGTCCTCAACGTGCTTCTCACTGTAAACAAGATTCGGAACGGTACGAATAAACCCACGGCACGTATCAAACACATAAAACATCGGAATACCCTTTTCATCAAAGGCAAGACGATAGTGACATTGCATCTTACCGGCAAGTCTCGTGTTGTCTCCCGGCTCAAAATATACCCCCTGCCGTGCCATCATCGCCGCTATACTCTCACCCCTGGACTCGTCAAATATAGACGGATCGCATATCCCGAATATGTGCCTGCCCTTGAGATTTATATCTGTATTCTCTATCTCACGGATCTTGCGTGCTATCTCATCGGGATTCAGCTTCACACCCTCATTCGGCGTATTTGTACATCCGTAATACTCACGAATGCGATAAATCCTGCCGTCATAATCAACAGCATACCATCCCACCGAAAAGGGCTTCGCATATCCGAAGTCAAAGCCACGGTATATCCTCCAGTCCTTCGGAACCTCAAAAGGCACGATAACATGACTCCATTTCCTTGTCCTGTACCCCTCCGGATTGTTTCGCCATTCCGAGAATACCTGCCCGGAAAAGCTCTCCCAGTCTCCGTACATAAGTGCCTTCCTCTCAGCCTCCGGCAAAAGAGCAAGATTCGCAACATAATTCGGATCATTTGAAAGCAACGCCTTGTTATCAAAGACGTTAGCCGGAACAAAACACCTCGTCCTCTCAATCTCCCGCATTCCACCGTTACCATCGGGAACGGTCACCCTCTCGGATACGGTCTCCAGGGGCCTTGCCGCATCAATAAACCTCTTCTTTACCCAGCCATGCCCGACACCGCCGGGATTTGCCGTAGATCTTATATATACCCTCGTTCCCGGTCCGTTCGCACGATTACGGGAGTAAAGATAGCTGTACTCCTCATATGTAAAATGCGTAAGCTCGTCAAAGGCTATAAAATCGTAAGCCTTACCCTGATAATTGATCTTGTCCGACGCATGATGCATAGATCCGAATACGATCTTCGCCCCACTCGGAAAGCTCCAGACGTGCTTTGAATCATTGTACCTGCACCCGGGCACAACCCTCGGATATAAATTCTGACTCTTCTCAATAAGCTCCGATAACTGCGGATAAGTCTTACGAAGTATAAGCCCCTTGTAATGCGGAATATGTACCTGCCGTAAACCTTCCACTATAAGAGCATCCGACTTTCCACCACCCGCAGCTCCACCGTAAAGCACCTCATACTCAGACCTCGACATAAATATCCGCTGCTTTTCCTGCGGCTTCCATATTACATTCATCCGGCACCGCCTTCCGAATCTCCGGATCCCGATACCGCCGAAGGCTCTTCATCCACAACCGGCAACAATACAACACCCGTCTCGGAAGTATCACCGCCACCGACAAACGCCCGACTCTTCGCAATATCAAGCCTCTCCCGTGCCAGTTCAATCCCACTCTTCTCCTTCTCGGAAAGTATCCCGTAAAGCGACCTCTTTGACCTCTCAAGCTTCGAAAGCGCATCCAGAGCATCATTTATACGCCCGAAATTGTATCGCTCCTTGCCGTCATCACATAACGCAAGGAACTGCTCGGGATGCGAAACAGCTACTTGCAAAATATCAGAAATCGCCTCCGCAATCTCAATTTCTTTCGCCAGCTCCTTCGCCTTCTTGACAACGATTTTTTGTTCCGCTTTTGTCACAACTTTTTTTCGATGCTTCTTTCGCTCCTTCGCCCACTTGCCCTTCACACCCATTTTTGAAAGGCTGGAAAAGCTCACTTTGTACTTGTCCGCAAGGTCTCTGTAAGACACATCACTTGTCACATATTCCAGCTTTATCTCGTCCCAATTCAAAGTCTTATCACCTCGCTTTTACAAAAATTCTATCATCTATGTCACAAAATTTCGCCCGACGGTCTTGCCGCACAAAAATAAAAACGCCCGAAAGGTTTAACTCTCAGACGTTCTCTCGTACTCACTCAAGCCTTTTTGACTCTCTTTCTGACGTAGATATACTCCCCGTCATTCTTCACCCAATCGACCTCAAATTTACCGAAAAACTCGCACATTTTTTTGACCTCAATTTTTGCCTCTTCATCGGGGCTGAATTTCAGCGCAACACTGGAAAGATATCCGCACATCATCTCAAGACTTTTTATCTTCGCCTGAAGATGCCCTATCTGTAAGCGCAAACTCTCGTTTTCACGAGCATTAGCCTCGGCAATATGCTGCGCCGCCCGTATCTCTCTCTGTTCCTTTGACATTTTCATATCATCCATCTCCTTGTACATCTTCAGAAGCTCGCTCGCCCACGGACATTTTTTGTAATTCTCCATGCTTTCGCAATACTCCCGTATGTGCCGCCTTTTTTTCTTCTTGTCCGGAAACTGTCGGATGCAGTCCTCACAGCTGATACTGTTCCTGGAATCCGAATTATAAAAAGGACAAACCACATAGAACCCCATCCGACACACCTCCGTGCGAAAAAATCCGCAAAGCGGATTTATTTCATGGAACAATTCGCAAAGCGAATTTTCCGCCTCACACTAAATCAATACATCAATTTTACACCAACCGCCCGAAATATTCGCCCGACGGTACACATCTCAAAATGTGACAGCAATATTCAAAACCGCCGCCGCAAACCAGTACACGCACATTCTCCAATTCCCGGAAGGAACGTACATAATTCCCGCACAGATCTGTAGCACAATAAGCAATAGCGGAAATACCTTGTCAGATCTCATCTTTATCCTTTCTGAAAGACACGATCCCTATCAGCTTCCCACACCTCTTGCAGATCCTGTAATTCCTTTGCCACTTATGCTTACCCTTCTGCTTTTTCACAACAACAAACCCTCTCTCATCCGGCTTGTGAAATCCTAACCTACAAAGCAAATTTTTCATCCGTTAGCTCCTTTCAAAAAATCCGATTTTTTAGCCATACAAAGAGCATCTTTCGGAAACTTAAACTTATCATCATTCTCGCATTGATGTAAATATTTGCACATATTACAAATCCCGCTGATGACTGCCCATCGTACTGCCAAGCCTTCTGCAATCTTTTCCGCCGAATCCGGCTTGTCAAAAATCACAATATTGCTTTTCATTCACTCACCGCCTTTCAACGCCCACTTTGTATATCTTTTTCTTCCGTCAAGATACTTCGGCTTAATTGTCCACCTCTTAACGATTCCGTTTTTAACCTTTGAAATGGTTGAATAAAAACTTGAAAATGTTAAACCCATCGCTTTGGCACAATCTCTCGCCTCGCCGTCAACGATTACAACCTCGTCCGTTTTGTTGTTCCAAACGGTGTAAACGATAAAGCTTCTCGTATTCTTGCCTTTGCAATGCAACACCGTGGGTGATATACGTTCGGTCATCATTCCGCACCGCCTTTCTCTCCTTCATTGAGTAAATCAATAATCTGCGAAAACAAATTGATAACCTTTGCATAATTACGCAAACGGCTACCGCTTGCCCTTATTGATATTCCTCTTTCCTGTGGGTGTCTAACAGAAATAGAAAACTCAATATCTCCGTCGTCTCTCTGCACCATTGTCAATGTGTTTGGTTCTTCATACGAAGTATTATCGGAAACAAATTTGCATATTTTTCGCATTTCAAACACCACCTTTCTCGCTCATACATGTTTATCCTTCACCCTGCAAACCCCAAACACCGGACACCCAACACAACTGTCCTGTGCAGATCTCAACCTCTCAAAAGTACACTTCCCTTTCATCGCAAGCCTCTCCAACTCATCCGCACGCCTCATCTGCAAATACACACCCCACCCGGACACATCACTGTACTCACATTTGATTCCGAAATCAATGCTCGTAATAACCCATCCCGGATACTTCTTCTCCCAGAAAGCCCTGTCGCCGCATCTCTCGGTCGCAAACCTGCGAAGATTCTCCCTGCTGTACTTGTCATCGCTCAGCTTATAATAAGGCTTCACAAGCCCCACAGACGCAGTCCACCTCTTACTTGCCGAGCCTTGACGACATAAATACGTCGCAAGCGGCACAAGCGCAGACTCACCGGAACCGTCAATAACATCGCAATTACAACGCCCGATCTTCTTCCCACGAACTTCACCTGCACGCCTCGGCTTCCTCCAAAGATCCTCAATAACCTCCCTGGATATCCCCGAGCATGACAAAACAATGTGATGATGTACCCTGCAAGGCTCTCCTGTCTTTGAATTTACAACAGATGTCACAATCACATACTTCGGTCTCGGAAGTCCGGTTCTCCTTGCATGATCACATATACGGCGAATGTAACGTCTTACTTCCTTTGCGGCAATATCCTCATTCTCCGGCAGATTCTCACGGTTATATGTACAGGTAATGTGATAGTCGCCGTCCCGGAAATTACAATTGAGCAGCTGAAGAAAATACCTCTTGGACTTCTTGTCATTAAGATTCTTCTGCTTGGGCGAACTCTCGGTATGCCTCTTGGCACGTGAACGCCTTGTCACCGCAACCTGCCTACCTGTCATATTGTACAGATCCACTTCCATGTAATTGTCACCGCAGAACGTTCGCTTCTCACGAACGAAAGTGTCACATCCCATTGTCTTACCTCATTCCTCAAGTGTTATTGAACTTCTACCCGGTAGCTTGCGAGAGACAAGCGGGGACACCCCTCTTTTCTCCCGCCCCTCTTTTTTCCCCGAAAGCATTATAAAAAAGGATAGTATAACGTCGAGTTATTAATACCATTTACAAGCTCCCAAACGAGACCGAAGCCTCGTTTTAAAAAAATACGCCGACAGTATAAAACCATCGGCGTATCTCATATGAGTATCATCCTCTCAATTCAATTAAAAAGAACTACAACTTCTTCTCCCGGTATCCAACGATCCGGTTGTTCGTTCCTATTATACTTCTTATATAATTTTTGTTATCAAATACATCAATATCCCTTCGCCGCCCTTCCGTTATCGCAAAAACCTCAAATGCCCCTCTCTGCGACTCCGTAAGCCCCGCATCGGGACGTATCCCGTTCGCTTCCTTAAACTCATCAAGAAGTTTCCTCACAGGCGGATGCGTCAGATTAAGCCTGTATCTCGACGGCCCGGTCATACAATCATCCTCCCATAAAACACACCGCCCCTTGCCTTGCTGTTCCCCTTGCGCCAACGCTCACGAACAATCGCAATACTGCTCATCTCTTTTGACGATGTTGCATCAAGTATCCTGTTAACATCCTCGACTGTGGTTCTGAACACATACGCCATAACCTCAATAAGATAATCCTTAGGCGCGGTATCCTGTAATATCAATACATACCGTCGTATGATCTTCTCATCCTGCTTTGATACTTTATAATCGTTCAGCTTCTGTATATACTCAGCAGTACACACTGCGGCATATCCGAAGTCCTTGCGTTCTTTGTACTTTTTCTTTTTCATATATTCTCCTCAAGAAATTCTGCGATACACCTGCGGCATATATCCGTATCGGTACCGCGGCTACATTCACAGGAGCTTGCAGCATTCTCTGTAAAGAAAGGTTCAAGACTCTCATCATAACCCTCTCCCTTAATGTCAACCCTCTCGGGACAAAAGCCACCCTTTAAAAGCAGCTCCCTTATGCCGTCTCTCGACATTTCCCTCATATATGTATACTTATCCATGTTATTCCTCCAACATCTTCCGTATCTTTTCTATATCACCGAGCGCACGACTAATCAGCATATCATACATCCGACAACAATCCGCAAGCTCGTTTTCCGAGGTCTCATGCAGCTCACACCACTGTATTCCCGCATACTTCGCCGTCTTAAGTATCAGCTCCGCATCGCAAAGCATAGCTTGCGCATCCTCACATTTGTTCCACGTTTCAAGAAACCGAGTATACAAATCATTGTACATTTCGGTCGTAACATCATCGTCAACACTTTCGGATCTGCACTCTTGACATTTCTCATTCTTCATGCTATAATTATCTACAGAAGAATCGACTTCCACATCAGATTTCTTCTCCGAGTCTTTGACATCTCCCAATGTCAGAGGCTCTTTCTTTTTACCTTCATCAACACTGTTGATGATCTCATCAAAATCCTTCTCGCATTCTTTCTTGCGTTCCTTCCCATACGCCGGGAGCATATCTCTGTTCCGCCTCTTGAAATCCGCAACAGCTTGAGTCTTGCATCCGAGCTGCTTTGCAATCTCCGTATTGCCCATTCCCTGCGCCATATAAGCCTTTAACCTGAATACCCTGTCCTCAGTCCAGAAGTTTTTCTTTTCCTTCCACCTGACCGCAAGAATACGACTAACATCCTCTTCCCGAAGGCCAAACAGATCCGCTGTTCTTGCAAGTGCATCCTTATCCTTGACCGTATCTCTCCAATAGGTCCGCACCTCATCCTTCAATTCTTCCGTGATCTCAACACTCATACCTTCAATTCTCCTTCCTTGTACCTTCCTATGGCCGCATCATATCTTTTCTTTATAATCTCCGTGATCTCCTTCCCGAGCTTCACCGCCTCATCCTTCGTAAAGAACGTATCCGGACTGTCACCTTTACAAACGCAAAGCCTTCCGACTATCGTTCGCTCAAGCAAAAACGAAGCTCCGATGTTTACAGTAAATCCCTTCAACAGTCCTTCTTCATTAACATAACAAATACAACGTCCCTTCAGCTCCTCCGGCTCGGTCACATGCTCGATATACCCGGCAACCATTTTCTGTAACACACGAAAATGCTCTTCGTCATTCCGGCATTCTTTCATAGCACTGCAATCAACAGCTACAATCTCATTACTTCCCGGAGTAATTCCAATCAAATAACACCTCTCGTTATTCACGATATAAACCTCCTATTATCCATATAACAACATCCGGCACAGCCATACAAACGCCGACAATAAACATCCTCGCGGCAAAAGCCATATCATTCTCGACCGAAGCTCCGCCGATAAACAGCACAACCACCGCCGCCAAAAGTAGCACCTTTGCAATGAGCTTTATAATCAATTCCATCATTGTTTTACCTCTCCGTTATGTATAACCGATTTTGAAGTTTGTTCTTCATCAACCTTCACAATCTCATACTTAAAAGGAATAAGCCCGAGATCATTCATAGCCGTATTCAGATCCCTCATAAAGATCCTCGCCTCACATACCGTACTAAAATTCTGCGTAAAAGTAACCCCCGGCATTATCTCGATCTTATACATTACTCTTATCCTCTCTGCCCCGATAATAACACTTCGGACACTGATAACCGGTCCCGCGAAGCCGAAGCTTCTTGGTTATATTCCAAAGCTTACCGCAGGTTCTGCACCTTGCGTACCTCAATCCGCCAACCGTGAACGACTTCGCTCCTTTCGAATTTTCTTCCGCGATCCGAAGCTTTTCCTTGAAGGTCATTTTTCTTCCTCCTTCACTTGCTTCTTGATCGCTTCGATCTCTTCCTCCCGAAGCTCCACAAGTCTCTCACGGCATTTGACTATCTTTCTCTCTGCATTCCTCTTCGCAGTCAATACCTTAACCGCCTCCGCCTTGATCTCCGCCAACGTTCTCATGTTTCTTTCTCCTTTCATTTTAACTTGCTTGTAACTTGCTACAGCGTGCTGTCTACCGCCTTTTTCTTTCTCCTTTCTTATTTTTAATTTGCTCGTAACTTGCTACAGTGTGCTACCTGCCCCCTGTTTCTTTCTATACTCAAGAAACTCATCAAGCAACCAGTCAATAACCTCATCCGCAGGCTCAACGCTTATTTTGTCACCGACATTATGGAGATTTTCGCTTTGCGAAAACTCCGCGTCACCCGCAACAAAATCCACCGCCTCACCGGGCGAACCGTCAGCATTCCTGTAGACTATCGTTCCGCAACGCATATTACTCCTCCTTTCTATATCGTATAAGTTCATCAATAGAGCAATTGAGAACTTCCGCAAGCTTTGGCAAAAGCTCTATCCTCGGAGCACTCAAGCCGACTTCCCATTGACTAATCGCCCCCTGCGTTACATTCAACTTTTCTGCCAACTCCAGCTGACTAAGTTTAGCCTTGACTCTGAAATGCTTAATATCCACTCTATTACCTCCTTTTTTGATAATAGTATCACTATTATAATAGCACCACTATTTGATAATGTCAATAGTATTTCTATTAATTTACACTTATTTTATATTTTCTATTGACAAATATTAGTATCGCTAATATAATTGAATCAAAAAGAGGTGAAACCAATGAAAAATATTAAGATTTTAAGAAAAGAATCAGAATTAAGCCAGGCAGAATTTGCAGCTCTGTTCAATGTTCATCAGACAGCCGTCAGCCAGTGGGAACAGGGAAGGACTGTACCCGATATAGATACGGCAATACGTATTGCAGAAAAATTTGAAGTAAGCCTCGAATTTGTACTTGATAAAACCGATTTCAGACAAGAGTCTGCCGATACCTCAAAACCTTCTTCCGGTATTAAGATCCCCGTATACGGCAAAGTCGCCGCAGGCATCCCGATAGACGCAATAGAAGATATCATTGATTACGAAGAACTCAGCGAAGAAATGGCAAGCCACGGCGAATACATCGCCCTTCAGATAAAAGGCGACAGTATGGAACCAAAGATCAGCGAAGGTGATGTGGTTATAGTCAGACTCCAGTCCGACTTCAACAACGGCGATACGGTCATTGTCCTGGTCAACGGCGACGAAGCAACATGCAAGAGAATAAAAAAGACTCCCGAAGGAGTCATGTTAATATCAACAAATCCGAATTATGAGCCCATGTTCTATTCCAAAAAAGAAGTAGAGGATCTCCCCGTAAGAGTCCTCGGCAAAGTCATAGAGCTCAGAGCTAAGTTCTGATGAAGCACGAAAGAGGAATACACAAATGAAAAAAATCCTGCTCCTGATGCTATCAGCTTTCATTTTGATATCATGCTACAGCAAGCCCGAAATAAGCGATGATTATATTTATAAATACGACGAAGAAGAATTGGAAGAATATGTAAGGTATTATTCAGATGTATTTATCCACGAGGATGATATAGACGATTATATCAATGACTACAAGGATGAATACATTCACAAGGACAAAATATCGGATTATATTGAAGGTAATCTGGCCGAGTACGTTCATGAAAATGAAATAATATATTACATAAATGAAAACCTTGACGATTATATTTGCGTGGATGAAATAGAAACTTATATCGAAGAATGTACAGACTACATCCTGATAAGCAACTCTCAGGAAACAGAACTCATAAACATCTTCCGGTCTCTATCGGAAACAGATAAATCAAAAGCCCTGCTGTACATAGCAGAGCTTTACGAGTAAAATATAAAGGACACAAAAATGAACGCAGTAATCTACGCCCGCTTCTCCAGCACAGCCCAGCAGGAACAATCCATCGACGGCCAGGTGCGTCACTGCACCGAGTTCGCCGAAAAGAACGGATATAAAATAATAAATACCTATATCGACAAAGCCCTCTCGGGCAGAAACGATAACCGCCCCGCTTTCCAGCAGATGATCTCCGACAGTTCAAAAGGCACATTCCAATATGTCCTTGTCTGGAAGTTCGACAGATTCTCCCGAGATAGATTCGACAGCGCAATTTATAAATCAAAGCTCCGCAAGAACGGTGTCCGTGTAATATCAATTACGGAAAACGTCGGCGACGGCATCGACGGTAACCTCATCGAAGCCATCTACGAAGCAATGGCCGAGAACTATTCAAGACAGCTCTCCCAGAACGTCGTCAGAGGTATGCGCGAATCAGCTCTTCAATGTAAAAGTGTCGGAGGATCCGTGCCCTTCGGTTATAAGATCGAGGATAAAAGATATGTAATAGACGAGGAAGCCGCAAAGATAGTACGTTATATCTTTGAAGCTTATGCCTCCGGTAAACGCAAATGTGAGATCGCAGAGGAACTCAATTCAAAAGGATTCCGAAACTCGAAAGGGGAACCCTTCAAAATGCAGTCCCTCTCAAAAATGTTTACCAACCGAAAGTATATCGGTGTTTATAAATACGGTGATATCGTTATCGAAAACGGATTCCCGGCAATAATCTCAAAGGAATTGTTTGAAAAATGCGCAGACCGTGCCGTCAAGAATAAACATACAAGCGGCCACGCCAACGCAAGAGTAACATACCACCTTGCCGGCAAAGCCTATTGCGGTCATTGCGGTGCACCGCTCACCGGCGACGCAGGAACCGGCAGAAGCAATATGTATTATTACTATTCCTGCTCCGGCAAAAAAAGACACCTCGAAGGATCTTCAAAGTGCCCTAAAAAAAGAGAGTCAAAGGATATACTCGAAGCATATGTGGCGGAACAAGCAATCAAATATTTCACGGACAGAGAGAAAATATTCGAAATAGCCGAAAAGGTCGTCAAAGCCTTCGACAGATCCAAAGACGAAAAAGAAAAGATCTCCGAAGTCGAAAAGGAGATCCGTACCATCGACACCGAAATAAACAACCTTGTTAATTCACTTTTGAATATCACAGCTCCGGCACTGATCAGAAAAGTAAATGAAAGATCCGAACAGCTGGAAAAGCAAAGAGCAGAACTGTCGGAAAAACTCGTCATGCTGAAACTCAACTCAAAAGTATCAAGCATAACCGCCGACGAATTCGCCGAATGGATCCTCACCTTCTGTGACGGAGACCTTGACGATAAATCATTCGTCGCCAAGATCCTCGACAAGCTTGTCCACAAAGTATTCATCTACGACGACAAGCTTCTCATATACTACAACATAAAGGATTCGGAAGAAGTAACCTACTCAAAAATGCTCCTGGATATAAGTGGTTCTACAATTGACGCAAGTGGTAGGCCAAAAAATGCTGCCCCGCTTTTCAGTGAGACAGCTTCTTTTGTTATATACAAGTTATAAATCCGGAAATATATTCAAAGGGAAAAATGACGTAAATTATTAACCCGAGGTTGTTTTTTCTTCTTGCTTTTTCCTTAATGTTGTGATATAATGATGTAAGATGCTTGGTGCGAAGCCTAATATTCTTTCTGCGGTTGAATAATCCGCTTACTAACGGTAAAAATAGTATAGGAAAAATTTTACCGAAGCGGAGGCTGAAATATTGATAAAAGGTTGTTCAAGACATGTGATCGTGCTTAAAAACACGGAAAGTGACCTGTTTGAGGAAGCATACTTCATAGTACGTCCGAAGGGATGCGAAAGAAAACGAGATGACCTTCTGCTGGAGGCAAATCGGATAATACGAGCAAAAAGCGGATCGGGATATGAAGTCGGGAAAAGGCATAACGGAAGGCTGCAGCTGATAGTCGGCTTTGTGCTCGGGATCATTGCGGCTGTTCCGACATCTTATCTTGCTTTCAATGTATGGTTTTAGTATAATATAATGGAGGAACAAATGGATCTGACAAAACTCAACGAGGATTCTCCGGCCCTTGTAAGATTTATCGGCGATGAGAACGATTATACGATATATGACGAAGAAAAGGCGGGATGCGGCAACTGCAGTATGTGCGATGAAGTACCGAGGGACGCTTGCATTCATCACGGTGCGGCTCACAGGAAAGAATTTTACTATGATGAGCTTTATCTCGCGTACGGGGTGGAAAAGCAGGACGGATTTTTAGGTATCGCCGTCAGAAACAACGATGATGAACTTGTTTTTCCCCGTGATGCCAAGGACTTTGAGATAATCGAAGATAAAGCGGGCGTGCTTAATATCTGA